CGGGAGCGTTTCAAAACTGGTTGAGTCATATACGGCGTCTCGTTGAGTTTTGATTTCGTCCTGCCAAGTGCTGCAAATCTCTGGCACTCCACGGCTTTCCGTGATGCGGCGTTTTAGGCGTTCGCGCCGATACTCCACAAATGGATAGCGGCAGTGTGCGTAATCCAGTAGTTCGTGTTTGGCAAAGGTGTCGTTACCCTCGTCGTCCGACTGCGCCATTGGACTAAACACCGTGTAGTAGATTCCCGGTATGCCGTTGTCGTCCAGTTGCCGGGTGTATGCGTAAACCACTTCTATCAGATTGTCTTGCCGGTCAATGTGGCTGGAAGTCATGTCTGATATTGTTTGGCTGAAGTCGTGGAACTCCGTGGATTTGCCCGCAGTCTTAACTGCTGAGTCCACCCAGTCTTCGTTCCAGCCCTCGTCCACAATCTTGGCCCGCAACTCCACCTCGTTCAAAAACACGCGCCTAAATATAACCCGCGCCGATTGCAAGTCCGTCGTCTCTGGCGGCAAACTCACTTCCTCCCAAGGCTTGAGCGCAGCCACCACGGGCTGGTTCGTGGCCAAGTAGGCTTGTGGTACTTGCGTCTCACCAAACTCCCGCAACTCTCCAACGGCTTCCCTCGCCCGCTTCATGCTCATCCCCGGCGACTGCATTTGCAGAATCTCGGCAACTTGTTCCTCCTGTTCGGGGTCGGCTATCATTTCCGGTAGCGCGTTAAGTTCCCCCTCGGATTGCGCGGCCAACTGCTCAATCTCCTGCATCGTCAGCGTCCGCGCCTTAACTGCGCTTTTCTGCTCCCAGCCAACAAACAAAACGCTCCACCCATATTGCTGACCGTACTGGGCCAGTAGTTCGGCCTCGCGATTTAGCGTGTGGTAGAGTTTGGTGTCGCGCTGCCACCGCATCATGTTGTTCGCCACGGCGGCAGTTTCAACGTCGCCTATCTCGGTTCCACCAATCTTCAGCGTTGCCCTACTAAATCCAGTGGTTAATACGTCCACGGAGTCGTTGATGATTTGATCGGCCAACGGGATGCGGGTGTCGCTCGCGCCTTCCCACGGGAATGCCTCGTTCCCATCGGGCAAGTGTTCACTGTGTTTGCGCCCATCGTCCGTCTGTCCTTCCCACCGCGTATAACGCACATCATCTACGGCAGACACTTTTTCCAGCGATTCTCCATCGTGTAAACTACGACTATATTCCGCTGCCAGTTCTCGTATGTCTGGCGATTCGCTCGCCATTGCCAACTTATCTGTTGTTTCCATTTTTTTGCTCCTTCAAAAGTTTAATTATTTCGTCCCGGTAGAAGCGGCGTTGGTTTCCAGTCGTTCTAAAAACGCTCAACACTTTGGCTTTCTCCAGTAAAAGTAGTTCTCGGCGGCTCAACCCCGTCACGCTCACAACGTCGGCTGGCTTCACCAAAATTGGTAGTTCGTAAATGCTCAATATCCTCCCCCTCCAGACGCGGCAAACGTGAGTTCAGTCACATGAATCGGCTCCATCACGGCAAGGTAGCGGAGTGTGTCTATTGGGTCTTTGCTCGCGCCCTTCTCCCCGTCTTTTCCAGTCCATTCCTGCAAGCTATATATGAGGTTGCCGCATTCCTCGCTCACATAGAGGTTTGGTTCATTAACTGCCGTGACTGGCTCGGACTGATTAAAATTCAACCAATCATTTACGATAGTGAGTCCGTTCGCCACTGAGATTCCAGCGGCTTGCTCAAAATACATCGGGTCTTCCCCTTCCCCCAACAGATCAATGATGCTTGTGCCGCCCTCGCGCCCAGCGGCTTGCGAAGCTCCAGCGCGGGGGTCTATGTATCTGGCTTCTATATCTTCCCCGTTTTCCAGTTCGCCAATAATCTCCTTCACTTCGGGTAGGCCGCGCCCAGCCCCAACACTCTGCGCCGGGCCGGGACTTCCATCCATCTTCTCCCCCGGCACTGCCCACTCCCCATAGTCGTGACGATTTGGCCATTCTCGGTAAACGAATTTGCGCCCCCGGTCGTCCACGCGAATCCAGAGGCAAAACCAGTTCCGGTTCCAAGCCGGGTCAACTGCCATGTAGTTGGTTCCGTGTTCGGGGATTTTGTCGGCTTCCAGAATGTGTGAGTCGCAAAACTTTGGAAACTGATTCCCCGACAAATTCTCCGCAAACCCATACGCCCGCAACTTAATCTGTATGCTGTTCTCGCCCTTGAGAGTCTTTTTCATTTCCTCATAGGGGTTGTACGGGTTCATGTCTGTGTAGAACCACATGGCGCGGGAGTTGGGTTTTCTACACTGCGCCGTGTACGGCATGGTTCCAGCGGGACATCCCGGTACATTTACGGTGTCGGGGAGAAGCGGACTTGGGCGCGTTTCCAGCACTCTAAATCCAGACAGATATTCCTTTACGGTCGGCGTGTATCCATCAACGGGGGTGAAGGTGAGTAGCAAACGACCAGATAGTTCGTGACTTGAAGCCCGCGTAACCAGCCGAAATCGCAGCGTCTCAATCCAAGTCAACGGCACAAGCTCATCACACCAGATCATGTCCACCTCGCCACCCTCGATCACTCGCATTTCTTGGCTATAATTCATAAACCAACATTGCGAACCATTTGGGAGAATGAACGTGTTTTCGGTGAAGCCATTCTTCTGGCTAAAACTCACATTCTGAACTTTGCCCTTCTTAATGTTCTTCCACTCGGTTGGGATGTATTTGTAAATGAGTTGTTGCTGGTCGCGGATACTGGATTGCGCCGTCATTCCTAGTACCCACACCTTCGCGCCTTTCTTTGCCGTCATCATTTGCACAATGCGCTTGGCGGCAAACTCTGACTTTCCAGCGCGGTTGCCTCCTTGGATTAGGAGTTCGCCGCAGCCTTTCCAGAGTTCGTCGGCATCTTTCCAGTGTGGGGGTTCGTACCCGTAGCGGTATGGGTCTTCCTTCTCCAGTCGGATTAGTTCTTCCCGTTGCTCCAGTATGCGGGCCAGTTCCGCCGTGCCTTCTTCCCCGCGCTCCACAAACGAGCGAATTTTGTCCTGCGACGGCACGACAAGCACTGGATGTGGTGTGGGAGTGAAAGCCATTATTCCGGTATGTTTGGTGGGTCTTCGTCCTCGTCCTCCACCTCAACGTCTAGCTGATCCAACGTGACGTATTCTCCAGCGTCGGCCAAAATCTCCTGCTTGGTCATCTCCAGAATGCCCACCATTTGCGGATACGACAGATCAAACTCATCATAGAATCGCTGAACCAAGTCAGTCAGCGCGTCTTTGAAGGCTTCTTCCTGTCGTTGCTCGTTCATATTCGGCCCCGCCGCTTCGGATGCCGCGTGACTGTCCAGCCGTTGCCGTCCGGTTTTACGGGTATTTCCATTTTTGGGACGTACATATGTGAGTCTTTTACGCGGACTAGGATTATTTTGCCGTCTTTGAGTTTGGCCTCCACCAAATGGCGGTTTGGGAAATAACAGCGTTCGGTAATTGCGGTTGTTTCTTTTGGGGTTTCGGGTTCCAGCGGCTTATCCAGTCCGAGTTCTTTGTAGAGGAAGGCTTTGCCGTCTGATGTCCAGTGGATTGCCCGGCCTACTTTGAATGTGTGTTCGGGGTTTGCCTTGCGGACTGCAACTATCTGCTGCCGTGGTACTCCGAGGAATGCTGCAAGTTCTGTTTCTTTCATCGCCTTTTTGTAAAAATTTTTATGACGCTAAAACCCATTATGTAGCAAGGCGAGGCGATCAACGCGAACCCCCTCCCCCCGTCTGTGATTCGTGCTGTGATTCTTTTTTCGGCTCAATATCAATAATATCCGCCGGGCTGGTCGGAGTGTGCCGTTCTTTTTGTGTGTTGTCGTTTTCCTTAATGTTTTGCGAATTACTAGCGGTGTTTTTATCCGTTAGCAGTGAATTCAAATCGCCGTGGTTAATGTGGACGTGCCGATGCTCGATAGTTTGCTGGCCATTTTGAAGACTGTCTTTCAGTTTGTCGGAAATAATCCCGATGCTAATGGAAACTTGGGCCAAGTTTTTTGAATTGGGTTCTAATTCGTCGATTGAGTCTTCCAGCTTGTCCAGTAGTTTTGAATGGACGCGCATCATGTTCTCTTGAGTCTTTTTCTTCCACTTCGGCAAGTCTTCGGCGTTCTCGTATCGGATACGCTCAACGGTGTTCCTCCCCACTTCGGCCAAGGCAGCGGTTTCGCGGATGCCCTTCCCTTTTTTCAAGTGTGATAAAATTTCTTTTTCCTTATCAATTGGCGTCTTGTTTTTGGGCGGGTTTCGGTTGCCGCTGTTCTTATTTCCCGCCATGTGAAAACCGATTAAAACTATCTAAAACCATTAAAAACTGACGCCAAGTCTTCCCGGCTATTCGCCCTAGTCAAATTTTTTTTTCTGTTAT